TTCTTAACAAAGGTTTGTCCATAGGCACCAGATTGATTGATGTAATCACGCATTTGTGTCTCTGCAAACCAGAGGGCCATAGGACCATCTTGCTTATTCTTTGTTCCTGCTGACCAAGTAATCAATTGCTCAATCAGTGCCTTGATATGTTCGTTATCGGCCCGTGGCAAATCCAGAAGATTATTTTTCATATGTTTGCCTTGGTTGTCCAACGAGCCGAATAGCCCCGCCATGGATGCGACACCGAACTCGGCATCCATCTTGTTTGCTCCCGTATAGTGCGAGACTAGGCGAGTTCCTCTTGATGAGAGGTAGCGGTTAATTTCTTCGTCTTGGGTAAGGAATAACTGAAACGCGTTCTTTTCAATTACCCATACCTTTGGCTGATATTTGTCGGTCCAGCCTTTAATTAAATCTCTGATCTGCTGTGGGGTAGGTGCTGGCATCCGTGATGCTTCTAGCAAGTACCGCTTACCTGTGGTTCTATCTCCAGCGATTACAACCGAGAAGGTATCACCTGACATGGCTGGGTCCATCGCAGCTACGATGTACTGATTAGCCAGTGAAGCAGGTTGTCCAGGAGCGCCAGGAATTAGCGGGCCAATTGGGCGCATGCCACTGATTGATCCTCTTACACACTCTGGGCTAAAGATTGCCGATGACTCAACATCTTGTTGCTGATAAACCATCGCCCAAGTCTTAGGGTCAATTAGACCTCTACGACGGCGTAGGTGTTCTCCAGACCAGCGTGGATATAATCCATTCTCATCTGCTAGCGTGTCATCAGCATCCCATGGGCGATCTGACATAGGCCAGAGCGTTTTCCATTTCTTTGGGTCATCATCAAATTCTAATACCGCTGGCATAGCCAAGTAAGTCCAAGGAGACTTGTTATCTGGGTAGCGCTCAGGGTTACGCATTTCGCGGTAGAGATCCATTGGATCTACGCGAGTGCCTACAACTAAAATCTTTCCTGTGGGTCCAACACGCGTAAGAACTTCTTGTTGAATCCAGCGGATTTGCTTTTCAAACTCACTAGCGTTTGCAAGAGTAACGCAGTCATCTAGGATGATTAGGTCGGCACGTGCGCCGTAGATCTGACCGCCGATACCTAGAGCCTGGACTGTTGGGTCTTTTTCACCTGAGTCGCGTTCTAGATAGATGCTGTCTGAGGTCCACTTATCGGCAGTAGCCTTGAACCCTTCTACTGGTGCGTACCTTCTCTGCAACTCTGACCATTGGGTCGATGTCAGTCGTTGCTTAATTGCGTACAAAAATTCCTTCGCCATAGCCTGCGTCTTAGAGACGAGCTTGATACGAACATTGGGATTGGTCACAATCCGATAAACCACATAGTCAATACTGACCGTCATAGACTTGGCGTGTTCTGGCGGCATGTTGACTAGGACGTAATTCTTGAAGCCCTTTTCATAGGTCATGTTGCCATGAAGCCAGGCAGGCTCACCTTCTTCTAGAAGGCTGGTAATGTTACGTTGATGATCAAAGGTCATTGAGTTGAGGTACTTAGTCCGAAAGTCTTCAAAGGTAATATTGGCATCGTCATCGGAGATAATACCCTTGCGCTTTTGAATAACGCGAGACAAGTCTATCGCTTCCTTAAATTGCGGATCGGAAGCTCTATAATATTCGTAAGACTTTACAGACTTGCCGACTGCGCGGCAAGCATCCTCTACGGTTACTCCGTCTTGGATAAGCGCGACCAAGCGCTTCTTCGCCTCTGGGGCGGAAAGGCTAGCCTCTGGGGCTAGCTTGTAAGAGTTGCTAGATGGTTTTGCCATTGGGGTAATCTTTCCTTTGGGGAAACTACTACCTATGGGTAGTCTTTGGGTTATTTATAGGGGCGCTTTCAAAGCGCAGGTTTCCCGTTAGGGGCTATCACAGTAGCCGCCCCAACCCCATTAACTTCGTCAGCCCTTGAGGCTGACTACGATACGAGACCGTTCGTCTCATCGGCTTACCGTTCGCTTGAGGCTCACTCTGCCGTGAGCCGAACGGATAGGGCTGTGTTATTTTAACCCCTATATATACTAAGGCGGGATAAGTGTCGTTTATCCCGCATTGTACCCTGTGATGTTAGTCACATTGTCTATTGTCAGTATTTTATACTAGGTTTACGCTTAAAATAATTTGACTGCTGGGCGGTATCCGTCTCACTATACGAGACGATGGCCTATATTTATAAAAAATATTTGGGTGGATAGTAGGAACATAGTGACGGCTGTATTAAAACCCCTGGGGTTGTGCTCCGCACTCTCTCCCGATTTTCCCGCGTAAATTGATTTCTTACCCTACCGTACTAATACCCTATGGCTAGCCAGCTACCCCACTAATTAAAGGCCTATTAGGGGCCGATTAAATATATATAACTAGCTTAATCGGGCTTAAATAGGGCTAACTATGGGAATGGGCAAGGTTATTAGGCCATGGTGAGGGTACTGTCCACTAGGCCACCAGGCCACTATCCGCTAGCCCTAACCAGCTGCCCTATCCTGGCCCGATAACCTGGCCCGACACGCTAAAAAATAATTTCACCAGGCTATTGACAAGCATAGAATAAGCGTGTATTTTTTACCTATCGCGCCAAATAGGCCGATATTAGATTAGGAGCTAATAATGTTTAATTGTAACTGCTGCTCTTTAGCATTAGAGGTACTAGACAGCTCTCCATACTGCCATTACTGTTACTTAAGAGAGTGTGAGCAGAATCCTGGTAAATGCGATAACGCACAATTAAAGATGAAAGAGGCCGATAATGTTTAAACTAATCGGCTACGGCCTGGAGATCATCATAACACTAGGCGGCGCGGGCCTTATGGTGGCCCTATTCCGCGAGATATGGCGCGATAGCTACTTATAGGCTATTGACTTATGCGCCAGGGTGAGAGTATCCTGGCGTATAGGCCGCTAACCTATAGCGGAATTTAACTTACCGATTAGGGGTAAATAATGAGCACTAACACACTAACTAAGCAACAAATAACCGTAAGCGTGCCAGCGCTTAATGATCTATTACTAGGCGCAACTATCGCCGCCGATAGCTCGCGCGACGCTATGGCCCGATTAAATAATATCTACCTATCTGCAACTAGCGGAAAATTGACCGCTAGCGCAACTGACCGCTATCGCCTAGTGTCTGGCACTATCCAGCTTGATGACGGAGATCTATCGGAAAGCGCTATCCTATTAGCAGACGTTAAGCGTATCCAGGCGCTCATTAAGCCATACATTAAGTTTAACTATCGCCTGGTGACTATAGATAAAGATGGTACTACCCTAACCATTACGCTAGACGGTAACACGCTTACAATTCACACGCTAGATTATAACTTCCCACCATATGCCCATATGATGAGCACGGAATTTTCCCCGCTGCCTAGCGTAGGCCTTAATCTTTCGCTATTAGCTAGCCTGGATAAGGTACCGCACGATATTAAGCAACCCGTTACGCTTAACTTTACCAGCGAGAATAAGGCTATCCAAATTCATATGAGCCACGATTTAATTGCGTGGGATATTCTGCTAATGCCTATGCGCACAATTAAATAACCGATTAGCCGCGTACTATCCGACACGGGCCGCGTGTCCGTGTCGGGTAGTCTGCCGCTAAATTAGTAGCAGAATTGACCTATGGAAGGGTTAAATATGAAAACACTAACTAAACGCCAGGCCGCACAATTAGACATAGATTACGCACGCGAGAAGCTGCTCACGCATTACCTTAAAGAGGGTACACGTGTCCACACTATCTTGCGCCACGTAAGCGCCAGCGGTACCAGCCGCGATATTAGCCTAGTAATAGCAGACGGTAACGACATAACCGACATTACCTATTACGCCGCCCAGGCGTTAGGTGAGCGCCTAGTGGAGAGCCACGGGTGCAGAGCTATCCGCCAGCGCGGCGGCGGTATGGATATGGGATTTAACCTAGTTTACAACCTATCTAGCGTGCTATTTAACGGGCAAGATCGCGCGGGATACGTACTTAAGCAAGCCTGGTTATGAACTGCCGCCACGCCTGGCGATACCTAGACACGTGCTGCCGCTGGTGCGTTAAGTGCCAGGCGGAAAGTTATCACGGAGAGATTATCAACCAGCTAGCCGCCTAAACCTAGCCCGCTGCCAGCGGCCCGCGCCGCTGGTAGCTGGAAAGTGTTAGACACTTTCGCCGCGCCGTATCCTACCGACCAGCGCCCGACCCTACGCCTGCCAAACAGGCCCAGGCGGGGTGCTTGACTAATAGGGCAAGGCAGGGCAGACTTACCAAGTAAGATCAACCACCGAACGATTAGGGGAGCAAAATATGAGCAAGAACCAACCAGGCCGCTTGGCATATTGGCAAGCCAAAGCAGACCTATGCCACAAGCTATTCTATGAGCAAGTGAAAGACCCAGACAAACAGGATGAGGCAGTAGAAAACCTAGCACGATTTATTCACGCAAACCGCGAGATCGCAATACTTAACGCAGGGCAAAATATGTCCTGGTTAATTCCTACGGAAGGGGAAAACGCATAATGAGCCACGTTGAAGGATTTACAATTTACGAAAAGGAAACTGGACGAGTATTTGCCACTTTACCTTTAACTATTCCTATCGGTTCAACCGTTGAAGCATACGAAAAGGCAGGCCATAACGTAACTTGGTCCTGGGTAAAAGCCAAAGAATAATGGGAGAAAAAGCGTCAATTCAGGAAATAATATCTAACACAGAAGGAGTAAACGCATAATGAGCGCACAAAACTACAATGATTTATACGCACATAGAGGCCATAGCGTAGAAGTACACACTTATTATGACGAAAATGTTGCAATAGAGTGTAATGATTGCCACGAAGTCTTATTAGATTTTGATAATGAGCAAACCGCGTAATGGCGTTTATCCACGACCAGCAGGCGGGAGAGTGGTCGTTCACTTGTACCGCCTGTGGGCAAACTATCTATGCTCCAACAAAGTATGACCTACAATACCAGTACGGAAGGCACGAACTAATCAAACCCATAGAAGCGCGACTATGCGCTGCTATTTACTAGAACGGAAAGCATAATGAACACACAAGACCAGCTAGACGATCTAACCACCACTATCGGCGACGCACTACGCGAAACCTGGCTAAAGGGTTACACAACCGCAAGCGCCGAGATATTGGGGCAAGCTATCGGAGAAATAGAACAACGAGCAACAGGGCTAGAGGATAACGGCGGCAACGCCGATCTTATCCAAGGCCTAAACATTGCCGCCGCAATCGTAAAGGGGCTATTGAAATGATAACAATTACCTGTGAACATATAGATTGTTGGCGTGATTGTGATAGACACCCTGATTTAGAGTGTTTTGTCCTTGATTGTCCTCATAGTCCAGCACCTGATTATGATTGCGAAGTGGCATAATGATCTTATTTATTGCCGCAATTATTACCGCAACGCTAGCTGGAGCAGGCCTAGAAAACCTGCTCTCCAAGCTAGAAAAATGACGCTCGGCGCAAATACTTTCCCACCGTGTACCGAGTTAGACCCAGAAATTTTCTTTCCAGACCCAGCCAAAGCCCGCATAGTGTCGGGCCGTTCTGGCGCAGAAATGACCGCAACGACAATTATTGCACTAGACGCGTGCGCTAGATGTCCTGTCCAAAAGAAATGCCTACAAACCGCAGTTAATAACCGAGATTTCCACGGGATTTTCGGCGGCACTATGCCGCACGAGCGTGATAGAGTGGCACCTAGTCCGATAGGCCACCCAACCGCCTTCCCGTTCTACACAAAGCTACGCGCCGCAGTGCTAGCAAAGAGGAAGGATTTAGTATGCCCACCACTACCAAAGCCGACAAAAGAATTCACGCCATACAGCGATTACTTGCCATTTGTGCGTGTATATTCGCAGGAATGATATTCATAGCCCCTACGCCCCTGCTAGACCCCGTTAAAGGCCATTACAGGCCCCACCATTGGACTAAGGCAGAAGTAAAAGGCTGGTCAAAACTGCTCTGGGATACCGATAAGGCCAAGTGGCATTGCCTAGATTTACTGAACACACACGAGAGCCAGTGGAGCTGGACTATGCGTAACCCACACGGCGGGGCTTTTGGTATTCCACAAGCACTACCAGCGAAAAAAATGGCGAGTGCTGGCAGGGATTGGCGAACTAATCCCGCAACGCAACTGATCTGGCAGAAAAAATATATTGAAAGCAGGTACGCAGGAAATCCCTGCTACGCTTGGAAACACGAAACAAGAAGGGGCTGGTACTAATGGAAAAACCTATAGTTTTTTTTCATATACTCGCAAAGGATAAGGCAAAGCTGCTTGACTACTGGCTAACCGAGAACCTAGACAAAATGGATTACCCAAAGGATAGGGTCAGGCTGTACTTTAGAACTAATAACAACAACGATGATACCCAGTTCATCATTCAGGGCTGGATAGATGACCAGAAATTATTAGGCATTGACTGGTACAGCATAGACTTTGACTTTGATGATGTGCCAGAGCAGGTACAGAATTATGGCGTACACGAATGGAACCCCGAACGATTTAAGGTATTGGGCAGGCTCAGGCAAGAAGGTATAGAACAAGCCCTAGCCTTGGACTGCGACTATTACCATGTCTGCGATGTAGATAACTTTACTCTACCACACACCTTATCTACGCTGGTCAGTTACAACCTGCCAGTGGTATCACCAATGCTACGTATGGCAGACCCAGAGCAACCTGCCTACTCTAACTATCACCTATTGGCTAACGTCAATGGATACTTCTTAGATGATATGCGTTACTACCAAGTGTTGAAGCAAGAGGTTAAAGGCTTGATAGCCTGCGACGTAGTTCATTGCACCTACCTAATCCGCAAGGACATATTGCCCACAATCAAGTACCTAGACGGCACTGATGACTATGAGTATGTGATCTTTAGCCGCAACCTACGCGCCTTAAATATCCCGCAATACCTAGATAACCAACAGATCTATGGTTACTTATCAACCCGCGAGAACTTAGAAGCTTGCCAATATATGATGAACGCGCTGACCTATGGCAGCTAAGCCAAATGAACTTAAGAAGTTAGTCGCACTGCTAGATGAGGAAGCACCCAGCGCAGAGTGGCTAGCCAAAGAAGTATTCCTGCTGGTTGAGGAACTGCTTAACAATCGCCAGCGTTATGTTGTCTTTGCTGTACACCCAACGATAAATGTAATCCAGGCTGTTGGTCCATACAACACACAAGAGCAGGCACGTAAAGATTACGTGAAGCGGATCAACGCCATAGACAACCACTCATTCGCTAGGTTAGCTTTGCTTAAGCACCCAGACAACATCAACGCAGATGGTGTGGTATGATTTAATCAGTGGTACGGTATCCCTAATCTACCGTATCTAGTTGCTCGCACTACCCTTCCAGTGCTTGTAGCGACACAACTAAGGCCACCCGTTAAAAGGTGGCCTTTATTGTTTTAGGTACTTCCCCTTTACCTAAACCTATCGCTTTGGGTGATCGGTTGAGTAAAACCCACCAGCATTAAACTTTACAGGCGGTACAGAATAGACCCGCCCCATTAACTGCTCACAACAAACTGGGTTATCCGCTTCGGCGTGGATAGAACGTTCCAATGACTGCTCGCCGCCGCAAATGCCGCAACGATACTCGTATGTAGGCATTACTTAAGCTCCGCTTCAATCGTAGTAATGGTAGGGCAGGGATATTCTGCTTCCTCGCAACCTGTACAAGTTTCAATATCAGCGTAATTAGTTTCCACTGGCTTATGTAACATTACCACTGAAAGCAGGGCAGACCAGCCGTTGCGTTGGTCCACAGTATTCTCATAGAACTCTGGCTTGGTGTAGTGAACCAAGTTAGTCCAGTAGTCGTGTTGCTTCTTAAGTTTACTTACTAACTCATCATGCGTCATTACTGCCCACCTTACACTGCTCTACGCAGTTCCATATTAGTTGGTGATATGCCTTACCATCAACTCTTACTATCTCGGTATAACAATCGGCATGATGGATCATGCTTTAACTTCCTTAACAAAAGGAGATTGACCGCCCAAGTGGTTGTTTAATCGCCGCAACGCACCATCTACCTTACGATGGGCAGTACTATCAGATACGCCAAGGGTCTCAGCAATCTCTTGAAAGTTTTGTTGCTCAAAAAATTTCATCTGGAGAACTACTTTATCCTGTGGGTCTAACTTCTCTAGCGCTTTGCGAATATCAAAGAGCTGGATAACATAATTACCACCCTCGGCAGGGTTGCCACCACCAGATACCCGCGGCTTACTAGCATCTCTGGTCTCAACTACATCAGACCAGACAAAAGGTAGCAACTCGCTTAAACTTATCGGCGTGTAATAGGCTTCATCATCTAGTTGATAGCCCAGCTGTTGTGCCTTACGCCTGCGACAATACTTATCAGCATGGCGAGTTAGTGTCTTACCTAACTGGCGCACACCACCACGATACTGTTCCTCACCCTCGGTATGATCTAACCATGATCGTACCTTTTCCTCACGACGCACAATCCACACCAGCAGTTCTTGGCGTACATCGGATACATCAAAGTAAGTATGGTACTTACGGTGTACGATACGAGCCACTTGACTGGCTATATCGGTTGCTTCACTTAACCAATCGCTCATTCTTTTATCACAATCGGTAAGAGGTACTCTGGAAAATCTACAGTGGCATTGAAATGAATATTAAAATCGTGTTCATTAGTATCGGCGCGGGTCAATCCAAAGATCGGATCAAAGCAACGCAACGCCTTTGCTGGTAGTAGTAACAACCCATCGCTGTATCGGATAGCAATACGGTTGAAGGCATCTGGTCTATCAGTGGTAGGTTCAGTAAGCCAGATCTGTTGCAGCTTCTGGTATGGAAACTTAACCTCTGAGTTGGCCTTACCTTTCATCCACTTAACCTCAAGCCCACCGATATAGTTAGCGTAGCCATTGCCATGGTTAATGTTTACAAGAAAATCTATAAAGTAATACTTCGGGGTCGGGTAAAAATCCCAACTGTATTCTTGGGATAACCTGCTAGCAACTAATTGCTCACGGGTTCCATCGCCACCAACTTGGCGGATAGGTTCAGCCATCATTTACCAGCGCCACACCTTACCATCTACGGTAAATGAATTGTTTACGATTGGTACAAGTTGTGGTACCACTGTGTTGCCATCAACATGGAGTATGCCAAAGCCCTTTTGCCATGTGAATAGGCCAGCTTTAATGTACTTTGCATAGCGATAGTCCATCATGTTACCGACTTCTAATCCCCATACAGTCTTAGGTTTACCACCTGCGTATGTTTGCGTATGGTGTGTTAAACCCATGCGGTGTGTGTGTCCACATACAACCGACATACCAGAGCGCTTTGCCAAACCAAGCGCAGTAGCACCAGCAGTCGGTTGTACGTTGCCCTCATCACCATGCATAAGAAGCCAACCAGGAGCGAGCTGGTATGGATCCTTGTGGTATTTAATTCCTAGTTCACTTAGTCCAAGAAAGTTCTCAAGTTCTAATTCAGGTAAGCCCATCAACCCTGGCGCACGCATCATCACAGTTGTAAACAACCGATCAGTATGGTTACTTCGGATCATATGCTCAACAGTTAGATCATACAGAACTTCACGTGTTAAGTCTCTATCTCTACCTATGCTGCGTTCAAACTCTAATGGTGTGCCTTTAGCCCACTTGGATATAGTCTGCATATCCATCTCGTCGCCTACTGATACTACTGTGTCTGGTTGGTATGACTTGATAAACTTTGATAAAGCCTTTACTGCTCCGACATCATGGTACGGTACTTGGAGATCGCTTATGCAAACTATTGTTTTCATTTGGGCCACTTACCTCGCTGTATCATAATACCAATCACGGCGTAATTGGCTAGGTCTTTGAAACTATCCTCAATACTTTCGTGCTGAGGTATTACTTTGTCTTTCTTAAACAAGTTCTTAAGTCGTTCAAACTTATCGCCTATGCGTACAAGCAATCCGTTGATCGGTCCACCAAAGGCGTTGTTGATATTGCCTGGGCCGTAATCAAGTTGCTTGGTAATGAGTAAGTTGCCAACCTCATCCATGATTTCCCAAACTACTTGGGCGAATTCCTGGTGGGTGGTAGTTGTACTGTTATTTGATTTTTGGATTTGTCCACAGACACAATTAGCATCCCCGCACCCAGTAGTAAAGCAAGGGCTACTTTCATATCTTCTTTCACTCATTTTCTCCCCCTGTATCTTCAAATTGACCTTTAAAATAGTAGTTGTGATCTTTTTCATTAAGCTCGTAACAGTATACCAGATCTTTACCGTTGGGTAGGTGATGGATCATCTCTACTTTATCTAACACCCACAACGCATCGGGTACTAGCGAACCATCTTTCGGCCCGTACATAAAGATCGGTGTCTTTGTCATTTGCTCTCTTGAACTACCATTACTGTTATCTTGCCACCAGTAGAGGTGTCGTATTTACTAGCAATCTGTATTGCTTTGGTAATTATTTTCTTAGCCTTTGTTACATCATCCACTAGCGCACCGCCAGCCAAAGCCGACATTGCACCAAGGGCAAAGCGTTCTCCACTACCAGCCACATAAAGATTATCTACAGTTCTTTCCCATGAATAGTCAGAATCAATCCGATAGACTTGACCTTTGACTATCACAATCCAAACGTTATCGTTCTCAACCGATGCCTCAGCCTTGGTAACTTCATACCCTGCCTCGGTAAAGGTACGGCGCATTGCTGGGATTAGTTGGCGAGTTACATATTTGTCAATGTCTTTGGTGTTTATCTGTGGTGGCGTGAAGTCGTGTTCAAGTAAGTTAATACCACGTACTGCGCCAGCTGCGGCAAATACTATGTTGTTATTCTTAAAGATCTTTCCATCTGGGATCATAATGGCAAAGCCATCCTCACCAGAGGATTGCGAATCGGCCCCGATAACTACCCAGTCTGGGCCTTGTATCGCCGCAAGTGTTGTCATAAATTAAAACCAATCCATCTGGCAACATTTACCGTTACTGCATTTCCCATTTGTTTATATCTATGCGAATCTGCTTGTCCATCTGTCCAATTATCTGGAAAACCTTGCAATCTTTCACATTCCAATGGAGTTAAGCGACGTATTGGATTGGTAGACCAATAAGGTACACGCGCTCCGCCAGTTCCCCAATATGTTGGAACCGTTGGACTAACCTTTTCATGTATGCGAACATCGTCTACCCTTGTAGCTTCAAATAAAATTAACACAGTAGCCCTTGATTCTGTTTTGTTATCAAAGTCATTAAGCGTAGGACATATTCCGCCCTCAACCCAAGTTTCATGGTCTGTATCACTTTGCGCTCTCCGACCCTTGACCCACCAAGTACTCAAGGGCTTGTTGCAAATGTTCTGGCAGGGTTTTGCCCCCGCGATTGGATCGTCTCAGTACGCCTTCCGCTGCTTTCGTCGTTAATAAGTATCGGCTGCTTGCTTCTGTCTGTAGTACATCCGATAATGAACACTCGCTTACGTCTCTGGGGCGTTCCGAAGAACTGACTATCCAAAACTCGCCATTCAATGTGGCGATACCCTGCGTTGGCCAAAGCAGAGATGACGACTCCGAAATCGCGTCCGTTGTTGCTTGATAAAAGTCCTGGGACATTTTCCAAGATGACAGTTTGTGCTTTAACTTCTTGTGCAAATTGTATAGCGTCCCAGAATAATCCACTTCTTGCCCCAGCGATTCCAGCACGTTTGCCAGCGACTGAGACATCTTGGCAGGGGAATCCACCGCAAACAATGTTAACTCGTCCAATTAAATCATTCTCCTTTGCCCAATCAATCGCGGTTCTTACATCATCATGCAAAGGCACATGAGGCCAATGTTTTTTAAGTATCTTTTGTGCGTGCTTATCTATCTCTACTTGTCCTACACAAGTATGTCCAGACTGTTCTAAGCCTAAATCAAATCCACCGACACCCGCAAACAAAGATACAAATGTACTCATGCCGCTAGCTTGTCGCTAAACCATGTAGATCCATGCTCTAAGTATACCTCATTAACGTCTTGATTATCGGGTAAATGTATGATAGTGGCTTGGTTAAGATCTTCCTTTATTCTTTTGGCAAGTTCTTGTCCTGGGTTTCGTCCATCCTCTTTAACATCGTTGTCGGCGAAAATGAGTATGCGGTTGTAAGACTCAAAAAGTTTAGGGAACCAAGGCTTCCACTGGCTTACTCCTGCCACGCCCACCGCTGGTATGCCGATAACACCAGAGAGTATAATTGTGTCAATTTCGCCCTCGCAAATGGCAATCGTGTCGCTGTACTGATGCAAGTCTCTAACGTTAAACAAACCAATCTTCTGACCAGTAGGCCATAAGTACTTCGGAGTACCGCCGTCAATGGTGCGAAACTTGATACCCACCACACCAGCAGGAGTGATGTAAGGAATAC